TCAATGCTAATGCAATGATGAGTGCGATTTTAGCTATATCATTATTCAGTTTTATCAACTCGTATAAGATGACACAAATTATCACAAAAAGTATTGTGTTCATACATAATATACTCTGACATTTTTTTGGTTCATGAGAAGCTCTTTAACAACATCTCCTCCACCATTTAGCCGCTAATTCTGGAAACAATTCCTCTAGGGTTTTGAAATATGTATCAAGATATCGCTTTTCTTCCTCTTCTTCCCCCGTCAATTTAAGGCGGTCCGGGAACATACCCAACTTTACCGTCTTAAAATGATCAAGTCTTTTATTGAAATTCTCAAAAACACGAAACGATAGTAAGGTTTCGTCTTTTATGTTTAAAACACGAATTTCTTCGTGTATTCGGTCGGCATGAACCATTATATACTAATTACATTTTTTTGTCGGCTGTATACCTAAGTAAATGTATTATTCAGTTCTATTTAAACAAAAAAAATGACGACTCTCACCGATTTCGAACACAAGCTCGATACTCTCATCAAGACGTACCCGGATGGGGTGCCTCGTGATGAAATGAATGAATTTTTTGAATACACGATTGAAAACAAGGATGTCCTTCTTTACGGAGTGAGTGATGAACTACTCTATGCCGTGTGTGATAAAGCTTATGAAGACAACCGTTTTCATACATACGGTGAAACCATTAATGGTCTTATCGAAGAGTTTAGGGAAGCAAATCCGAGTCCGGCTGCCACCGCGTCGAAACAGTTCGAAATGAATAATTTGGTGAGGGAGAATGCTGTATCTTGGGCTGAAAAGGCCGCAGCTCAAGAACATAGGAACTATCTAGTATCTAACACACGAATCACGGATATGATGAAAGAAATGATGGAACATTCGGACAAGATGGCGAGTGAATCCGAGAAGAATCAAGCCATTGTGGGTAAAATCTTCACACTCAAGTTTGCGCCCGAGCCAGTGGAGAAACCTAGTATCTATGAGCGTGTTTGTAGGATGTTTTGATGTGAAATTCTCAAAAACACGAAACGATAGTAAGGTTTCGTCTTTTATGTTTAAAACACGAATTTCTTCATGTATTCGTTCTGCATGAACCATTGTATCTATCGTAGATTTTTGTTGGCTTATAGACTTTAACTGAATGTGTGTTAAGATGATTCAAACCAGTCTAGATTCGTTTAATTTTTGTATTCCGTGCCCTACTATCACCAAAAAACCAAAATATGTTTATCCGAAATGTCCGCACGGTCGTCGGCGCTCTAGGTGCAAGGAGTGCGGTGGGTCAGGAATCTGCGAGCACGGTCGTCGGCGCTCTACATGCAAGGAGTGCGGTGGGTCTGGAATATGCGAGCACGGTCGTGACCGCCATCGATGCAAGGAGTGCGGTGGGTCACAAATCTGCGAGCACGGTCGTGACCGCCATCGATGCAAGGAGTGCGGTGGGTCTGGAATATGCGAGCACGGTCGTCAGCGCTCTCAGTGCAAGGAGTGCGGTGGTTCACAAATCTGCGAGCACGGTCGTCAGCGCACTAGATGCAAGGAGTGCGGTGGGTCACAAATCTGCGAGCACGGTCGTCAGCGCTATTATTGCAAGGAATGCGGTGGGTCACAAATCTGCGAGCACAATCGTCGGCGCTCGAACTGCAAGGAGTGCGGTGGGTCACAAATATGCGAGCACAATCGTGAACGCATGAGTTGCTCTATATGTGACCCATATGGACACGCGCTACGCGCACGACGAAATAGACGATACAAAACCACAAGGGTTAAAAATCCTACAGGTTCATTGGAAGATCTTTGTATGACTTCAAAAGAATGGGTCGAGTATCTTCATAAAACTTTTGAAGATAGGTATAGTCGCCCAAAAACAGAAGATGATGAGGTTCAGATAGATGAAATCATTCCATGTAGTGCATGGAATTTGCCAGATGACAATAAATATTGTTGGCACTATCTGAACTCTCAGTGGTTAATTGATAATGAAAACCAGGAAAAGTCTGATAAATATACAGAGGAGGATAAGCGCGCTATGATACAACGAATAGATGAGTGGTTCACCTCAAATCCTTATCAGCAGTGTAATACGTCTTCCCCTTAACTACAAAACTATGAACCCTAGCATACCCCCACGCTTGTGGAGAGGCTCCCGGACGATGCCCGGTTCTCCACGCAGCGAGTCCCCTGTTGTAGATGGTCTTCACGGTCTTTAGAGGCAGGCCAGTAGCCTTAGCAATTTCAGGGAGAGATTTGACTCCCGGATACATCTTTCTAAACTTTTGCGTGTAGGAAGAGGTCTTTGTCTTCTGTCCCTTGTCCGTCTCGAAAAATTTATAATTTTTCCGGAGCATCTTCTTGTAGCGGGTCTCGACCTCCTTGAGGGTAGTGAGTCCCCTGAAATATTTGAGGGGTGCGTAGATCTTACCTTCGGATTTACGCAGTTGCCCCACCTTCTTGGTGATGGCTGCATCGCTGAGAAGCATCTTACTTTGTCTTGAGATATTTTATAGCCGAAGCGATATTGGGATAGATGCATTTTCCGAACCTGACACGACCTGTCCTAGGATTGTAGTACCCCTTGTGGCCATTGAAGATACATTTGTGAAGTTCACCCATATAAAAACTACAATATTATAATAATCAGTTGAGATGGGACTTTCGATTATTATGGGGAATATGTTTTCTGGTAAAACATCCGAACTTATCCGTCGACTTAAGCGTCTAAAAGTCATTGGTAAGGAAATCATGATTGTCAACTCAGCGAAAGATACCAGATCACCTGAAGAAGTTTTGAAAACGCATGACAATGTTAAGTTTAATTGCCACAAAGTGTATGACCTATTTGATATCATCGATACGGATGAATTTGAACGGGCTGATATCATAGCCATAGATGAAGCACAATTCTTTCCCAGACTCAAAAAATTCATAGAAGGGTGTTTATACCTAGAAAAATCGATTATTATCGCAGGTCTTGATGGAGACTGTTTTCAAAGAAAATTTGGTGAACTCATCGAGTGTATCCCTCTCGCAAGTGACGTAACTAAACTTTCAGCACTGTGTATGCATTGTAACGATGGAACACCGGGCCCCTTTACCAAGAGGATTGTCAAAGACAAAACCCTAGAACTTATCGGTGGGAGTGATATGTATGAAGCAGTGTGTCACAATCACCTGTGAATATCCAAGATGAGTACAACCCTTCGACCGTCACTGGTTTTCATCAGTTCATGATATCTCGCGTGATCAAAGAGGATATCTTCACCCTCTTTGTGTACGTGCCTACCATTCTCAGTGTACAGGCTACAATCCCCATCGCCGTGTATTGTGAGTTGATATCTTAAGAGTTCATTTGATTCAGCGCGATGTGGATGTAAGACCATGGGACCCTCTATGACCGCAAATGAAGCACCTTCTCTACTTATACATGGTATTTGACGAATGAGACTATTTAAGAGTGGAAATTGTTCAGCCTTATAAAAATAGTATCCATCATTCTTTTCAAACCATGGATTCATATCATGGTACCAAGTCTTTTCTAAAGTTGGTGAAACTTTTTCAAACTCTTCACGTAACTTGGAGTAATGAAGTTTCAGTAGAAGAAGACCTGGGTAATTCTTTACATCATACTCCGATAGACACTTAACCATTTCTCGGAATGTATTTTGTATACCAAGGAGTGGTCGCCACATATTTGAAAAATAAAGGTGGTCGACGGGCGGTTTTACATAATCATACAGGACCATCATCATGGGTACAAACATAAACCGCCACATTATTTTCTCAGTAGATAATAAAAATGCCCGGATACCCCAAGTCCATGTATGCCGAGCCCAAGCCCACAGAGGAGGTCGCGACTACCAAGTCTCGCTTCTCTATGCCTGCTCTCCCCCAGCTTACCATCATCCAGATGGTTCTCGTCGCGCTCATCGCGGGCTATGCCTTCACTTCGCGTAAGATGAACGGTGTCGTCGTTGCCAGCCTTGCGCTGACCGTTGGTCTCCTCCACATGTACGACCACCTCTACCGTATCAAGCGTGGCCCCGAAAAGCTCTTCTTCCTTCCCCAAGCTAAGAAGGAGGGGTACAGCTGCTGCGGCAAGTAAAAATCTTAGTAAATATAAGTATGCGCGTCAAGATAACTCGTAGCCCTAACCCTAAAAAGAAGTTCAGGGCTGTCTTAGAAGACGGCAGGACTGTTGACTTTGGTGCCAGTGGATATTCCGACTACACCAAACACAAGAATCCTTCACGTATGCGTTCCTATGTGTTACGCCATGGGGGTCATGTACCCAGACAAACCATAGAAGAACGAGATCCTAAGAAGATCCAAACAAAAATGTTAAATATCGATCGGAGCGACAAAGAGAATTGGAAGATGAGTGGTATCGACGGGGCTGGTTTTTGGTCCCGTTGGTACCTCTGGAGTTTTCCTACGTTTCAGGGTGTTGAGAAATTTATGTCTAAGAGGTTTGGAATTACCTTTCTTTGAACTCTTGAAATTCCTCATCAGTCGCTATACACAATGCCAAAGCACCATCAAACTCATGTTTCGGAAAGTCGTCGTCTAATCCAATCGCACTTTCCCATACCTCATGTTTACGTTTTGAACCACCAAGTGTAATGATATCATCCGGGTAAGCAGATAGGGTATCCTTGTACTTGTTATTTTCTCGAGTACCATCGAACAATTCATTTACCTTCTTACACGTATCGGAATCACGAAGTTCCTGCATGTGTTTTTTCAACACATCCATCAATTCTTGGCGTTCTTCCGCAGATAAATCCGCGCCATCCGGACCACCCTTTTCGAATTCCTTCGTTTTTTCCTTATTCTTTTTGTTCATGACCTTCATCTCATCGATAAGCTTCTTCCATTCTGTAGCTTTCATTTCCTTTTTGAAATGGGGTTCGGTCCCTGGGATAAACCCACCAAACCAGCCACCCGCAGCGGAAAAAGAAGAGCAGCAGCAAAGAGCGAGGAGACCGACAGCAATGGCGGCCATATTATAATGTATGCAGATTATAATATGGGTGATTTAGTTCTTATGGCCTGTGCCTTCTCATCTCTCATGAGTTCAGTGGGAGGCGGAATCTATTTCTTCTTACAGGAAAAGGAAAATAATAGGAAAGAGGAAATCATCGCCGAAAATCAAGCATCACCCTACGTTACCATGTACTTGGAATGCGACTATAAAGGTAAATCCTTCGAGTTCAAAGAAAATGTCGAATCCTCCGTTAAAACTCCTTTTAAATCTATCATCGTACCAAAAGGTTTTAAAGTCATCACGTATTCAAAGGTGGATAAGGGTGGTGTCAAACTAACACTCGGAGGTCCATCCGACCAAAAGTGTACAAGCGTCCACTCGTTTGAAGTTACGAAGGAAACTGGAAATGAGATTACAATTGACACCGGAGATTGCGATCCAAGTCGCCCAGGTGGTTGTGAAGTTGATATCTTTTAGGCCGCCATTCCCTTCTTCTTAAGGACATTTTTCAGTTCGGCCATGAGTTTCGCGCGTCGAGCGTTCACGACCGGTCGTCGTTGGGGTGGTGGAGGAGGAGGTGGTGGTGGGGGAGGAATACCCGCACGAACCACGGTTGGAGCAACTATAGTTTGACACACTCTGATAACTTTCTGTGCATTTTTCACACTGTTATCAAAGTTCATCCTAATTTTGGTACGAAGTTCCTTAGCTGAGAGCTTTACACGTTTACCCTTGACAGTTTTGGTCACCCGAAGACCTTGCTTCTTGGCTTTGTTTTTTAATTCAAGATACTGCATCTACTCTTGGTTGAGATTATTAAATCAATATAAAATTAGATCAAGAAAAGTTTTCAGATCACCCGTTTCAATAAGTCTGGCGTATAACATACCTTCCTGATCAAAATAAAGTGGATTTACATTCGCCCTATCAAATACATTTTTAAGTTTAATTTTTACTTTATCTAGATGCATCAATACTTTGGATAATATATCAAAATCTAGGGATTGGACACCCATACGGAATGCAACTTTGTTTACACTATATTCACCCGTATCAGTTTGAAAAAGAAAATGTTTTTTTATAAATTCTTCTATTTCGTTTCTTGGGCTAATCCCAATTTGATTTGCAATTTGTGTAATTTCCATTAGATTATCTAAACCCGCTACTAACTTTCTTATAAATTCACGCTTACCTTGTGGGAGTGACATCTTATTGTGTATAAAGATAAAAAACGCACTTACGGTATTATGAGTGAAGCACACCAGCTTAAGGTGTTAATTCATAAGATTCTTCTTCCGAGAATTCGTAAACTCGAGGAAGAACTCGCGTCATTACGAAAACATACGTGGCCGTACGTACAGAGTAAAAAGGAGTCTCATCAACTTGACGACATCGAGGCGAAGGTGGATTTTCTTAAACATCTCGATGATGACACGGTGATTGAACTTTTAAGGGTGAAGGCGAGAATATCTGGGAATACTGGTTTTCTAACTAGAGAATATGATAGTCTACAAAATAATTTTTGTTGATGTATAATAAAGATGCTTGGAAATCTGTTTAAGACGTCAGGTGAACCAATGGGTAATACTCAACTCGGTTTCACAATCGCATGTTTAATTTGTTCAGTGATGGGCCTTATGGGTATGATGAAGATACCCGTAAAATCACCCCCTATATTAGCAGCTTGTGCTCTTTCGGCATGCTGTTCTTCTAGTCAAACGAGTTCACTTATAAATGACGTACAGAAACGTGTTAAGCAGGCCACACCCGCTGAGGAACCCGTTGAGGAACCCGCAGCTTAAAAGAAATCATCAGTGCGATACATATTAACCTCAAATGAACCAGTCTTACCCAATACGGTGACTGTTTCATTTCCGTATAGCTCTTGGCATCCAATGTCTTCCATACAATCTCTCGCGTTATGTGACACTGAAACAGGATAGAGATTGTCACCACCAGTCGTAGTATAATAATGATACCTATCACGGCGTCCGCGTACCTCCTTACCGTAAAGGGGTAGGGTCTCTCCATCGGGTCCCATTAGGATACCCATCTGTTGCATGTGACCAGGCTTGTATTGTTTAATAGGTGGACCCCTAAATTCAGGTTCCCTGACGGGTGGACGACGTGTCTGAACCGGTCGTGTCTGAACCGGAACAGCCACTTCCACTGGAATCTCAACAACTTTGGGGTTGTAGAACATGTAGCCTAATATTCCCACAAGTATAACAAGAGTCAGAGTCATTATTTGAATCTTTTGTCTGTTCTTCATATACTTATAGGTGAGGAAAAATTTTACCAATGTATAGTATAATGCCAACTACTAAACAACTCCAGAACGCTAAGAAGAAATTAAAGAAAACTCCTAAGCCTTCAGGTAATAGCCCAAAAATACCAACGGCGGCCCTTCTCCGTCTCATCGCCGCTGATCCAAAAATTAGACGCAATAAGAACTTCATTAAACAGGTTCACCTGCTTTCGAAGAAATAGATTTTAGATCTTCATTTAGAATAACAATCGCGTTTGTAACGTATTCAAACATATCAAAAATTTCATTAGTATTGCGTCTCTCGAGTGCTTTTTTAAGTTTTTCGACATTGTACCCGAGAGAATGTTTTTCCTTTTCCATATTTTGAAGCTGTTCTTCAAAGTAATCAATTTTACCATTAATCACATTTGTCGTATGTTCCAAATTTTTATCAATTTTTTCAATTTGTCTCTCATAATATAATTTCTGTTTATTAAGGATTTGCTTCTTAACTTCGGAATCAGATTTATCAATCTGTACACTCAGCCTTCTTATTTTTTCTTCGAAATCTTCAAATTCTTCAACATAATTTGCGTGATACAAGTCACGAGTATAAATAAGTTTTTTAATTTCTGCTCTAAGTTTTGTATCCATATTACTTTACTTTACTTTTTTTCCTTTAAGTATTTCTTTTACGTCTTCAAAAAATAAATCAAAATGTCCAAGTCTGTACTGAACAAATGCCCAAAGAACGAAAAACATAGTCTTTGTCATATTGTTGACCTGGTTTTCCTCCATTTTGTAAATTGGACCCACTAACCTACCCATAAAGGTCTCATCTTTGTGTTTACCCGTAACCATCATCTCCGCTTGGGTCAATGCACATGTATCGTCATTCACCGACCAATGGTAAAAAATAAAGGGGATAACCATCGAGTAAAATTCTAGGTTTCGTTTATTATTGGTGAATGGCACTATTAAAATAGCCAATAAAAATACGACATGAATCATAAATATAATATTCATATCTAATATACAATGGTAAAAGAAAAAATTGTATGGAATGATCAGCACGAAATTATATTACGACAATGGGGTGAGGCCTGTGCATGTTATAGGTTTATGCATCATAGATCATTTTTACTCTATAAAGATCTGAGTATGAAATTTACGTTACCCGTCATCGTACTTTCAACTATCACAGGAACAGCTAACTTTGCACAATCTACGTTACCTCCTAGTATTCAACCCGCTGCACCATCGGTTATAGGTGGTTTGAATTTAATTGCAGGGTTAATCGCGACTATCATGCAATTCTTAAAAATTAATGAATTGATGGAAAATCATCGAACTGCTGCGTTAGCTCATGGTCTATTATCTAGGAATATTCGACTCATGTTAGCGATATCACGTGATGAACGTAAGAAGGATGGTTTGAAATTTGTTGAGGACTGTAAGACTGAATATGACAGACTCCTCGAACAATCTCCATCAATTCCTAAACAAATAATGACAGATTTTGATAAAGAATACCCACTCGATAATATTTTTACAAAACCAGAAATTCTTAATGTGCGTTCAATTCCAATTCTCAAACTTCCCAAAACTATTGAGCCAATTGAAGCTATAACCAAGGATACACCTCTCGAGCGTGTGGGTAAATTTCTTTCTAAATCGAAAACACCACCACCAAGTGAAGTCAGTGAAGAATCTAATCTAGATGAAGTTGAGGAGATAGAGGAAGAAGAGACAGACGTCGAGCAAGGTACACCAAAAGAATAAACATGACAACATTGGTAAGAACTCCGCATGCAACGTATGGTAAAATTTTCCTTTTTAAAGGTTCTACGATACGTTTATGTAGTGCGTCATTTTCAAGCACTAAATCTATGGCCTGATTAGTAAGATCATCGATGGATTCCTTCATTAAAATTATTCCACAAAAAAAAGAAGCTGAAAATACCGTGGAAACTATTCATACCAAACAGATTGAATTAATTCGTCGCTATTTAAATGAAAGAAAGAACGTATTTATATGCGGTGGGTATGGAATTGGAAAAACATATATTCTTAAAGAAGTGTTAAAAGACCTGAATCATGTTGAATTACGAACGGACCATTTGAAAAGTAAGTCACCTTTTTTGACATTTATCAAACCTTCGGCAAAATATGTATTTATTGAAGACTATGATCCAGTTTTCAAACCAATAATAGAACAGGTTTCGGATGGTAAACCATTAACCCGTGCATCGCTTGTAGTAACTTCCACGAATATGTGTATGTATCCAAATTTTGAAACCGTGTTTATACCCAGACATAAACCCGAAACACTCTTGAGACTCACAAATGAAAAGGGACCCAAAGCTGAACACGCAGCGTATAGATGTAAAGGTAACATTCGCAATTTTTTCACATATCTCGATGGATTTGATGAAATAGACGACTTTAAAACACCGAAAGAATTTATAGCCGATGTATTGTCAGATCCTAAACCTATACAAATTCATGATAGTATCGCAGAGCATGGTCATATGTGGGACATCTTTCAAGAAAATTATATTAATTCGAAAGGTGTCGATGTGGTAACGTGTACGAGTTCATTTTCCGAAGCTGATTCGTACGATAGTCATATATACAGAAGTGGTAACTGGAATCTCATGCCGTATTTCGTCTTACACGCTCTGACGATACCGAAAATATCTCTAGGTGAACCACTCGAGAAAGATAAAATTAGACCTGGTAGTTGTTGGACAAAACTCGGAAACTATAGAATGCGTAAACAAAAATACGAAGAGATAAAGAAAAAATCAAGAACGGGTTTAGGAGTTGAAGAATTGTGTCTTTTGAAGAAGTATGCAGAAAAAGGAGACCTAAGTAAACTCATTGAATATAAAATTACACCTCAAGATTTCGACGTGATCAATCACCTCGCCGTCGGAAACAACTTAAAAGCACGAGACGTTGCAAAAGTAAAGAAAGCTTTGAAGAATGTCTACGAAGGATGAAGAATCTGAAACTGAAGAATGTGTTAAGGTTATTGGGAACGAAATCCTCTTCTATGCTGACGTCGATCGGGAAAACGCTCTTGACTTCGTCGAGAAATTTAAAAAATTGGAGATCGAACTTCTTAAAAAGAAAGCTGAACTCTTTGGGTACGAACCCCTAATTAGGGTTCATATCATGAGTGAAGGTGGAGACATCTTTGCTGGTATGACGATGATGAACACTCTCGAATCCTCCCGTGTAAAGATTATTACCATCGCCCAAGGTTCTTGTTGTAGTGCAGCCACCTTCATGCTTCTCGGTGGATCTCGACGCCTCATGGGGAAAAATGCATACGTCCTCATCCACCAAATTTCTACAGAATTATGGGGTAATTTTCAGGAACTTAAACATGAACTGAAATCAACGGATAAGTTTATGAGGATGCTCAAAAAGATGTATCTTGAAAAAACATCTATACCAGAAAAGATGCTTAAGAAACTCATGAAAAAAGACATTTACCTTTCTCCAAAAGACTGTCTCAAATATGGAATCGTTCACGCTCTTGAGTGAGTTTATTAGCGTGTCGATATAGAGCTAGGACACATAGAATTATAAATATTATACAAAACGTGTTTAAATTTAAAGGCAATGTTGTGCTTTCTGGAGGCCTAAGTCGTTCCATTCTACCGTAATTAACAACTGGTAATCCAGACATCTAATTAAAGTTGAGAAATTAATTACTCCTATAATGGAACGCCTTATCAAACAAGACAAACATAACCGCGACCGCTACATTGACATCAAAGTTGAGGACTTGAAGGATGGAACTGCAGACATCGTGAAGATCTCTGGCATTGTGGGAAGTGACAAGTTTTCTGTGTCAAGAACCAACGTCAAGACTGGTTATGAAAAGGCTCTCAAGAGAGCCCAAACCATGTGGAACAATGAGCATACCAAATGTAACCAAGTGTTGCCTATGCTCGCTAACAAATGGGAAGATCGCGAGAAATACATCTCTGAGCCGTTCTACGTTCAACCCAAACTTGATGGTGTTCGCCTACTTGTCTCCAAGGATGGTGGCATTTCAAGAACTGGAAAGATCATCCCCGGAACTGAGGTTCTTGGTAAGGGTCTTGAGCCGGGTCAATATGTTGATGGTGAAGCCTTTGACCCTAACCTCAACTTTGAAGAACTTACGAGTACTTTCAAGACTGACCCTCTGAAGCTCAAGTTCCACGTGTTTGATTTCTTTGATCTCAAGGCTGAAGCCCTCGCCAGGGATAAGATGACCTTCGAGCAACGCTGGGAGTATGTCAAAGAAGAAATCTACAATCCTCATTACGAATATGTCAAAACGACACTCGTAAAGTCTAAGAAGGATCTTCCTCTCATGCATCAGAAGCATGTTGAAGAAGGACATGAAGGTACCATGATCCGAGACCGCTTCAGTGTCTACGAGGTTGGTCAGCGAAGCAACTACCTCCTCAAGCACAAGGATTTCCAGACTGAGGAATATGAAATCACTGGTGCCAAGACGGGTCACGGTCGAGACGCGGACGCGGTTGTTTGGGTCTGTAAAACCCAAGATGATCAGCAATTCACAGTTAGACCTGAGGGTACAATCATCCAACGTGAGGAGGACTATAAGAACCACGAGAAGTACATTGGAAAGATGCTCACTGTGCGTTTCCAAAACCTGACCGCTCTCGGTGTCCCACGTTTTCCCGTGGGTGTTGTAATTAGAGATTATGAATAATGTTTGTAATAAATAAATGAACAGGGTCGCAATTGATATCGATGAAGTCTTAGTAAAATTCCTCTTTCCCATGGCAAATCACCACCATCAAGTTCACAAATTGTGGAGTAAACCAAAATATAGATACGTGTACCGTGAAATATTTGAAGTAGATGAACCAACTTCACAAAAAATGGTCCACGAATTTTACCAATCCAAAGACTTCATGAATCTCACACCTATGCGAGGATCTCAAAAAGCTATGTTCAATCTTAAAGAGCGTTATGATAAAATGTATGTACTCACCGGACGCCAAGATATTGCCCGAGAAGAAACGGAAGCATGGATAGACACATATTTTCCGGGTGTATTCGATGATGTCATCCTCACAAACAGTTATACACCAAATGAGATACACAAGGCGGATATTTGTCGCGCCTTGAATATAGGTCTTATCATAGACGATAATAAATCTATATGTGATAAATGTATTGAAAATGATGTCCGAGCTCTCAATTTTATTGGAGATGAACACGCTATTTATCCTTGGTGTGAAGAGAGTGATATAAGTATCCAAGGGTGGAACGAGGTTAAAACATATAATAGTTAAAATTGTATAATGTCAATTGGAATCGTTTTACCAAGTGTTTTATATAAAATAGGAGTTAAAATGGGAGCTGATTTGAAACAAAGTGATAATTTTCATGTATCAACTAATTATAAAAGTGCAAAATCGATGATTACCGACATGGATAGGCCACGACAAATAATTACATTACTTCCTACGAAGGCTAAAGATCCCGAAGAAACTTTAGAATCACTCGTAAAAAATATGGGTCCATTGGACGTTGTACTCGATTGTATGATAGACACTCCTGATCGTATACATTCTAGATCAGAACTCTGTTTTAAAAATAGCACACAATATATGGCGATTAATATAACAAGGGAGTGTATTTACGCCTCGGGTACGCGAATGGTGTATCTAGAAAATAAGAATTTATTACGTAAAATTAATAAAAATGTCAAATACATCGGTGGAATTGACGAAGTTTAAATCTTATCATACATTAAATGTTCGCCCTTCTTTGTAAACCTGTTATTGTACCAGTTCAAACTGGAAACCCTGTCCTCCGCGCGAATGATTGTCGAATAGCGTACGTAAAACCATCTCAAACTCAAGAAGGTAAACTTGAACTTGAGATACTTGAAGCACCTCCGGTGTATATAGGTCCAGATAAGCAAAGTGAAAATTTTTAAAAGGGTGAGACACTAACTGGAATAAGTGGACCATCGGGGGTCTTTTTCATAAAGATGACTTCATCACATTCACCACCTTTCATAGCCAGCTCTGGTTCTCCACAAACTGTCCCCGATTTCTTAAATCTATCGCAAGCACCTTTGGTCCTCTCTGCGATATTCATATTCTGACTGTATCCAATGAAGGTTTTGTCGAGTTTACCACTTTCCCTATCTTTAGACTTGACTGTAACTTTCCAGCAGTAACTACCAAAGTCCCATTGCTTTGTGGTATCAACCGGGGGTGGTGGGGCATCTAGAGTGGATGACGCCACGCGACGCCCGAATCTCTTCTTTAGGGATACGACTGGTGAAATCAATAAATTAGCAATAGTGGTCATTACTATTGATAAGATTTGTGTTTTTAAGTTATTTTAAGCCCAGGTAGTTCCGGGGAACGTAAAGGTATACGTATCAGCGGTAGTGCTAATAGCGGGTGTTTCCTTGACGACGGTCGTGCCATCCGCACCGAGAATTACAGCCTTTACACCAATAGCACGGTTCTTGCAACAAGAAGTACGGTTAGTAATCTTAATCTTCTCAATCTCTTGGACCGAACCTAAATCAACTTGGAGGTAATCAATCTCCTCTGCGGTACGACCTTTTGTGTGTGCAAAATTTGTCATATTACCATCTACAAGATTAAGATATCCATGAGTAGCAGAGTATTCGGAACTACCCGTCACAGTTTTACCCGCAGCTAAACTGGTTGTACCACCCTTGGCAAACACTTCAAGTTCGGCAAGGTTTAGAATTTCATTCGTATCATCCACGTTACCAGGCGTTGTTCCATCGTCACGCATTGCATTAGGATCCTGTGCGGCACTCGCGATCAACTTCACATGCTGACCACTTGGGAGGGTGGGTTCAGTTTCTACAGGCTTGGTTTCTTCTGGGGTTTCCTCACCACCCATCATAGTAGAAGCTACACTGGAAGAAATACAACATACACTGAGAAGGCCTACACCCGCTAACATAGGTACTGCAGACATTGTTTATTATACATTGAGATTTTTTACTCCCATGTTCCGCCTTCTTTGGTAAAATCATACGTATACTTCGCGGCGACCGTTTTAATATCTTCCGTCTTTTTCACTTCAGTCTTAGCAGCATCCTTAATGATGACATATGAACCCTTATCGGTCGAATCGGGGCCACCACCCGACATGCGCGCCCAACTCGCTACACCGTTATAAACAGTGGTTCCGGTACCTTGTGTAATTACAATCTTGGAAATTTCAACCTCTTCTTCTAAATCCACCTCTATCCAATCCGTATCACCACCATGTTTGGAGTGCCAGATAGTATCCTCTTTACCATCCACGGCATTTTCTTTAGGAAACCTTTCGACACTGTGATGTCCATGAACCTCTACAGGCTTTGTGAGAGCGACGTTCACACCTTGTTTATCGAACACCTTTATTTCCTTAGGTCCTAAGATATATTTAGCTGGAGCGCCTTCGTGGAACGTGAAACGAACATAACGTCCCTTAGGAAGAGAAGGTCCGGTAGGGGTCGTAGTCGTGGGATCTTCCGGGGTCTCCTCTCCACCACCCATCATAGTAGAAGCTACACTGGAAGAAATACAACATACACTGAGAAGGCCTACACCTGCGAGCATAGGTACTGCAGACATTGTTTATTATACACTGAGATTTTTACATAGTGGATGACACTATCTAAGAATCTCCTCCGACCGGGTTTGAACCGATGACCTACAGGTTAACAGCCTGTCGCTCTACCAACTGAGCTACAGAGGAATGGGTCCTCTCTACCTGATTCGAACAGGTGACCCTTGGAACTACAGTCCACTGCTCTACCAACTGAGCTAAGAGAGGGTAAGGGTCCATCACATATGCTTGTTCAGGGAGCCTGGTAAGGTGAACAGTCTTATCAGTCTCCCACATATGTTCCGGTTTGTGAATACAACGCGACAGAGAGGGCTCCCCGGGGTTCCTCACCCCGTCGGCTCCATCTACGTCTATCCACGTGGTTAGGGTTTCAGGTTAGGTTTGTGCAATGCCAATGCCCCCATTACAATTGGGTTTGCCCTTATACTGGGACACCAGCCCTTCCCTCCACCCAAACGAGCTCCCACCAAGATTCGAACTTGGGGTGGTGGATTCAAAGTCCACAGTGTTGACCAACTACACCATAGGAGCCGGAGCCTCGGCTACTATATCAGTAATTTGATTCATTTCTTTAACCTCGT